GACAGGCAGCATTGCATAAATTAGATAATTCTATATGCAAAAATTGAATCTGCTGATAATCCCAAAAATTAATTTCTGGTTTTATCATAAATTGTTTTGCATAATTCATAAAAATCCTTATATTCGGGAAAAGTTTTTAAAAGGTCCGTTCCTAATCTTCTATCATTTTCAGTAAAGAAACTATAAAAATCTCGTCGACCAGCTTGAATTTTTTCTTTGCTAACTGGATTTTCTTTCATATAATCTGTAACACGCTTAAATTTTTCATATTCAACCCCTGTGAACCATTGTTGGTTATCTTGAATAAATTTTAGTGTATCTTCTTGATATTTGATAAAATCGTCAGTGAGTATATTGATCATCCAATGCGGAGGTTCTTTTAAATATGGCGTATCAAACGCCACTGACTCTATGCCATATTCTTTTCTCCATTCGATGACCTTGTGCAACAACTGCTGGAAATTAGTTACACAAAGAACATTGTATGTACACATCAAATTAACTGTTGCTCCGGCCTTGATAACTGCTTTCATATTGCGTTCCCAATGGTCGCATTTAAGTCCGGTACGCATATATTCTGCTTGTTCTCCCCAACTATCAATGCTGGTAAAAAAACTGAATCTACGAATTTTTTTATTGTTTACTAGACTAGTCACTCGAGAGATCAATCTGTCAACTTTTTCAAAGGTTACACCAAGATTACTGTTAAGTGTAATTTCAAGATGAGGTGCAGGTTCATCCTCTAACAGATCAAAAAACTGCATAGCACCCGGATTCATCAAAGGTTCGCCTCCGGTAATTCGGAGGGTATGCAAATCGTTACGTAGACTAGGCCACCAACGCCAAAATGCCTCGATATATGGATTTTCATCTTTAGGGCCATAATAGGTTCCGCTATTCATAAACTCGATGCCATATTGGTTATACGTGAGATCGTAGTTACCGTGTTTTTTAATTTCCTCGGTCCACATAGTGCTGGCCTGCGGACAACAGTATCCGCATCGATAGTTACAACCATTGCCAAAACTAACCTCGAGATATCTAGGATTGATTGGAGCATCCCAGGGTAGCTTTGCGATTTCCTCGATCAGGGGTTCTGAAAAATCAGAAGAACTATGAATCATTCTATCGCTGATATGTTCACCTTCTAGATCTTCAATATTCCAACAATAGTAACATTCGCTAGGCCTACCGCCCTCTAACATTGTTTTTCTCTGTTGTTTTTTCCATTTAGTATTATGCAACGCACTAGCGTCAATGGCGATTTCATCTAGTCCTATATGATGAGGCCTAGGATGATAACAACTATGATTATCGCCGGTATGAAGATACAGTGTTTGATGCAACCATTTCATTGCACAAAAACCCGGCCCTACCTTGTTTAATCGATCTCTTACACCCTTGATGTGTTCAACTCTATTGTCCATTTGCTTCCTTGCATTCATTCCAAAATTTTTCTAATTCAGGAAATGTATTTACGAAATTACTTTCAGATCGCAGATCTTGCTGACTAAAGAATAGATAAAAGTTTTTCATTGCTTTTTTTCTATCAAAATCCGTCGGTGATTCGATCCAATCTATTAGGCGTTGCACTTTACTAACTTCGAAATCGCTGAATCCCATAAATTGATTCCACCTACCTTCCTTGTTCTGCATCATGTATACTTTAACTTTTTTCAATTCCTCAACCATTTCCGGTAACAACCTCGGATTTAAAAAATCAGGGTCATGTAATTGCGGAATATCAAACCAAATTAATTGACGACGTTTGCTGAATTTTCTTCTCAATTTCAAAATATTTTTAAAATATTCCATTATTCCCGAATAGCTCAATGCATTAAAAGTTATGATAAAAGTTAGACTATGTCTTTCGCTGTTGGCCAGAAAATCTTTTATATTAATTAACAATTGATTAAAATCCATACCGTTTCTAATATATTCAGCCTGTCGTCCCCAACTATCAAGGCTACAGAATAACATAAAATGATCAACTGCGTTGGCATCAGTTATTTGTTTCAATGAAGTCATAAATTTTGACCATTGATTACCCGGCGGACAACAATTACTAGTGATGCTAAGATGTAGATTTTCCTTGGGATGATCTTTGACATAATCAAACATCTTAAAGGTATTTTTGTCCATTAAAGGTTCGCCACCGGTCATTCGGAATGTCTGTATTTTTTTATAGGCCTGTGGTAACCATTCCCAAAATGCCAACAGATAAGGATTATCTGGACCATTATCTAAAGGAATTTCATTGTCAATCCAGGTAACATCGTTGTGCCATCTATCAGACAATATAAAAGGCCCATTGCGTTTAACATCTTCATACCATGCTGTGCTTAGATGAGGACTACAATAACTACATCTAAAATTGCAGGCCTGATTAAAATTTACTTCAACATATCTCGGTTCTGCATTGCCGGTGTCTGCAATAACCAATGCTTCTTCGATGATCTCCGGTTCCCATACATCTTTACTGCGATATGCCCTATCGCTCAACTCATTGCCGCTATCTTCTATTTGCCAACAAAAATCACATTCCTGGGGGCGAATTCCCTCCAACATTAATTTACGCTGGGACTTCTTATATTTTGTATTATGCAGTGCGCTAACATCGATTTTTATTTCATCCGGTGGAATAGCATGTGCTCTAGGGTGATAACAACTATGGGTTCTTCCAGAAGGAATATGTATACTAACATTGAACCATTTAGCAAGACAAAAACTAGGACTAACTTGATCCAATTCTGTTTTTACAAATTCTGCATCCAGCATATATCGAGATTGATATTTGCCATCGATCTTACGCAGTTCATTGCCCTTGATATTTCTATTAAATGTCATATTGTCGTCGTAGCCAATCGAAATCATTAATTTTTGCCAATAATTCTTTATTGCCTTTACACTTTTCGCCATATTCTTTGCCCGCCTTGGCTCCTTTTAAAGCGTATTCTCCAAATGGTTTATCATAGCCAACACTGCACCATATATCTAGACGTTTAATTGTTTCCTCATCATCCTGTCTATCAATTGTTCTACTACTTAGTTTCACGCATTCTCTGAAAGCTGACTTCCAGGTATTGAAAGGATCCGTGTTAAATTCAGTGATATTTGAAATTTGATCTATGATCTTAAAGTTTTTACTAATTGAAGTTGTCATGTCCGAAGTTGTCACATCCATACCAACGGTAAGTTCTCTAGGCAATAGTTTGACTCCGCCATACCCGTAACTTAAATCATTTATTGGATTTCTACTTCGCCACACGTGAACTGTGTCATTTTCATATGACGAAACTTCATAATCAAAATTAAAACTAGATTCTATAATAGCATCAGCGTCGACTACCCAAAACATTTCAGTGGTTGCGATTTCGGCTGATTTAATGTGCGCTTGGTGTATGCCCTTGATTCCATGGACTCTCAAAGCACGAGGAAAATTTGTTTTTAATTCTTGCCAATTTTTATCTGCATTTGGTTCGTTATAGCTTATAAAAATAATATCGTAAGGTTTCAATTTCGAGGATATAATATCATGCTCTTTCTTTTGAATTAAAAATCTATAATCAAATTCTTTTTTTCTAATTATTTTGTTTTTAGAAAATAACACTATGCCATTATTGTATGTTTCTTCTTGTCTAAAGATATGTTTGAACACATGATTTTCTGCTCTGTCATAACTGTTATGATGACTAAAATATAGATCAAAAATAGATTCATTTATTATCTCAATGTTTGACCACAGTCCCCAAAACATTTCTGTAGAACTTGCCTTGATAGCGTTTTCATAATCATCGTAGCTGTTTAAAACGAATCTATCAAACTGTTTAGGAGTACTTGCAATAACATTCCATTCTTTTTTCTCTACCAAAAATCTATGATTAAATTCTTTCTTGGAAATTTTCTTGTGTTTACTTAAAAGCATAACCCCATCATAATGTTCGCCATTTAGAAATACATGATTAATTTTTCTGTCATATTCATTATCGTGGGCGAAATAGATATCGAAATTAAAATCGTCCGCTACTTTAACATCGCTGGGTATGAACCAGAATAATTCAGTTATATCACTTCGATCTAATACAGTTAGATAGTCTTCGTAAGTTTGAATATCAAAATATTTTTCATAAACTGTTTCTCGACTGGCTACAATATCCCATTCTTTTCTTTCAATCGGGAACCTGTGTTCTACCTCTTTTTTGGTCAAGTGTCTGTGTTTGCTGCATAAAAAAATTCCGTTAAAGCTATCTACTCCGTCGACCTTATGGATAAATGCATGATTTTGATTTCTGTCTATGGTATTATGATGACTGATATAAAAACTAAAATCAAAATCTTCGATAGGTTGCAGGTTCCTAGATGTCATCCAGAACATTTCAGTTGTTGTTTTTTCTAAGGCTGCTTGATATTCTTCATAGGTGTCAATATAAAAAACATCAAACTTTTTGGGAGTACTTGCTACAAGATCCCACTCCTTTTTTTCAACGAAAAATCTATGATTAAACTCTTTCTTGGAAATTTTTTTATGTCTACTAAACAATACAATACCGTCGTAATGCTCACCATTTAGAAATACATGATTCATTTTTCTATCGTAATCGTTTTCGATAGGAAAATATATGTCAAAATTAAAATTAGGCGAAACTACAACATCATCAGGAATAAACCAAAACATCTCAGTGGGAGAATTCTCGATCGCATCGAGATAATCATCATAGGTTTTGATTATAGACATATTTGGCGTAAACAACAGGTCCACTGGCTACAATATCCCATTCTTTTCTTTCAATTGGGAATCTGTGTTCTACCTCTTTTTTAGTTAAGGGTTTGTTTTTTGAACAAAGAAAAATTCCATTATAAGAATCTTTTTCCCCTACCCTATGTATAAATGCATGAGTTTGATTTCTGTCTATGGTATTATGATGACTGATATAAATGTCAAATTTGAAATCATCCGTCGGTGTTAAGTTTCTAGATGTCATCCAGAACATTTCAGTTGTTGTTTTTTCTAAAGCTGCTTGATATTCTTCATAGGTGTCAATATAAAATACATCAAACTTCTTAGGCATACTCGCTACAAGGTCCCATTCTTTTTTATCCACTAAAAATCTATGATTAAATTCTTTCTCAGAAATTTTCTTGTGTTTACTTAAAAGCATAACCCCATCATAATGTTCGCCATTTAGAAATACATGATTCATTTTTCTATCGTAATCGTTTTCATGGGTAAAATACGTATCGAAATTAAAATCGTCCGCTACTTTAACATCGCTGGGTATGAACCAGAATAATTCAGTTATATCACTTCGATCTAGCGCAGCCAAATAATCTTCATACGTTTCGATAGTAAAAGAAAACTGGCCGTATTCGTTAGGAACACTGGCTAAGACATCCCACTCTTTTCGCACTATAGGAAATCTATTTTCGATTTCCTTTTTTACCATAACGTGTTTCTTAGAACATAGAAAGATACCATTATATGATTCTACTAATCCTGTTCTATGTAAGAAAGCATGATTTTGAGATCTATCAACTAAATTATGATGAGGTATATAAAAATCAAACGTAAAACTAGGATGTGGTTTGATATTATTAGATGTCATCCAAAACATATCAGTTGACGACTTCTCTAATGCATTGATATAGTCTTCGTATCTATCAATAACGAAAATATCGTAGATCTTAGGTGTAGATGCAACTATATCCATTTCTTTTTTATTAACATAGAATCTAGCTTCAAATTCTTTGTTGCTAACAATCGACGATTTGGGGAATAAAGTCACTCCATCATATTGTTCATTGTTTTTAAAAACATGTATATATTGTAAATCCCACTTAGGAACAACATAATCTAATTTAAAATCTTCTTTAACATTGAGGTCGCTCCAGATAACCCAAAACATTTTTGTAAATGCTTTAGATTTAAGTTCATCAAAGGTTCTGATGTTTTCAAATTTCTGAGCTGATGGAAATCTTAATTTAAAATCTTCCCAATCTTTATCGTCGATATTGGAACGGCTAACATAAAAAATATCATACATCTTCTGGCATCCTAAAATAAGTCCTACACAATTCTATTGTTTCATTATAAATGTCAAAAACATTTTTACTTTGCACAACATCATAATTTGCCCAATGAAGACCAAGATCTAGACTAATTCGTTCTCCTAACTCCACTGTTTTTTCCGTGACCCACGCAGCATTGCTTTCATGTGGTTTGACCTGTTCATTGTAAATATCTCTTAAGATTTCGAAATCTCGAACATCTATGTAGTTCCAATCTGTACAATTAGCCATGTATGTTCCCATTCTAGCACCTAATACTGCAAAATTTCCATGTTCTTCATGAGCACCAACTGTACTCCACATGCGAAGTCTGTGTATGTTATGCCACCAAATCCTCTGCTGAATTTCTTGAGGTGGAACTTTGATCCCATCAAGCAATGTCATCTTAACACCTTCACGGAATCCTGCCCTCCATGCTTGAAAAGGACTACCGGTAACTATACTTTCACTAAAACTCATAGGAAAGTTTTGATAGCCATCTTCCCAACAAAAATCAACTTGACCCCGATCGCTGTCCGAATTTTCGTGAGTTTTCATCCCAAGCACGAATTCTTTCTTCCAGATCTTTAATCCGCCATTGCCATATCGCAATGCATTTACTCGATTTCTCCCGCACCATCCATATACTTGAATCCTAGGATCTCTCATTTCTAATTCAAGACCAAAAAATTTAGTATCTACAATATTGTCAGCATCTACTGTGACAAACCAGTCAGTTTCACTGGCTTCGGCTGCCGCCTTGTGAGCATGATCACTACCTTTGACACCATGTATTCGTTTAGCCCAAGGAACTTTGTTACATAGATCTGCATAGTGCAAATCTGCATTAGGTTCGTCGTAGCTTAAAAAGATAATATCAAATTCAATAGTTTTCATTTTTTCTCGATTATATAGTTAGGAAAAATTCTTTTAGTGTAGATACTGAACTGTTCAGGAGTAGTTTTTAGTTTATATGTCTTAGATTTACCTACAATGTCCTCAATTTTAAATCTTACAATTTCATAGATAACATTGGGATCATTATAATTTGTAATTAAGAATGTCATCGTAGTAGACCCATCCCAGTGTAATTTCCTTTTACTTTGAGATCCAGATTTTCTTGTTCCGCCAAGTCTGTCTGTCAATTCAAATCTTAAAGATTTAGAAGTTGATAGATATTTTACATATACATCTTCTTTTTCGACCAAACTCCATTTCTTTTCAATAATCCGATGTAGCAGATCATCAATTTTATTGAGTACCTTTAATTCTGCAATTTCTAATTTTCCAGAATCTAAATCAACAAAACAATTTTGTAATTGTATTTTGCCCTCTTGAATAAGACTAGCAGTTTCGTCGTCAATTTCTACAACCTGCGACGAATTAGGCAGTGCTGATTCTGGGTATATTCCCGTGATACCACCCGAGACCGGATCGAATAATGCAAAATATTTTACTGGTTTAATTTTAAATTCTTTGATCCATTCGTCAAAGTCTATTTCTGCCATAATATTTCCTCTTGTAGACTCACAATCTCGTCTGTAATAATTGTTTTATCAACATAGTGTACGATGTCTGTTTGAATAAAATTTCCAATCTTTAATTTATTAGCAGGATCAAAATAAAATCCTACATGATCTGACCAGGTATCGGCAGGCCACGGCCAATCTTGAATCATACCTTTCATATGTACTACCTTGGGAAATTCCAAAGGATATGCTATTTGATCAGTGATATCAAGTATTTTCGACGACAAGGCAAATGCTTCGTCGGTGCCCATAATTTTTGGCTTGGCATTAGACAAAAACATATTAGAAAATTCTTTTGGATTTTCAATAATATATCGACCCAATGTAAAAAATTCTTTAGCTAGATCCGAATCCTTTTTAAAATATGTGAAAAAACTATACAAATTAGGAAGATCATTTTTAGTGAATGCTTTTCTATAAAAGTCACCAGTGACTTTATCACCTCTGTAAGTCCAAGAGTCATTGGCCACATAAAGCTCACAGTTTTCAATAAAGTATTCAATACAATGGCTAAAATCTCGTTGAAATATCATATCTGCATCGAGACACACAGTATGATCCCACGGAGTTAACTGATCCATGTAGGATCTACCATTCCATCCTTTTTGTTTATTCCATGTAATCACTTGATCAAATACCCAGGGAGATTTGAATCTTTCAAGGTCAGTAGGGTCGTCGGTGATCAATGCTACATTATTAAATCCCCATTTTTGAGTATTTTTGATGCTGACTGCTAGTGCATAGGCCAGTTTGTGATAATCAATCTGAGAATTCTTAGCTGCAATTATAAGATATCCAAAACTCATAGTAGCTCCAAAAGATCAATGCCGTTTCTAATAATACTTTGCTTATTCATGATATGTACATCAGTATCCTTGATCGCTCCAACAAAATATGTGTCAGGCACCTGATTGCTATTCAATAAAAAATGAAGTTGAGTGCCGGACACTTTAATCAGCATATCCTTGTCTTGAACAGTTAATAGCGGAGGAAGACAGGTTGTAGTATCAGTAGAAAACCCATCCATAATATGTTTGACTATGCTAAAAGAAATATCATTTCTAAATTGTTTAGTACCATATCTATACAGATCTGCAAATACTTCGTATTCTTGATTAACTGTTTTCAATGCATCAAAAAACAATTTAGCTTCTTGATCCTTACTAAACATTACAGTCGTAGCCCAATATAATTTTGGACCTGTTTCAGAAACTGTTTTATCAAGATACCCTATCCGATTACCAACAATATCATTGATAGATTCGCCCACCATCACACTAGCGGGGTGATCCCAATAAGAAGCCAATCGATTTGACAATATCAAAAAATCACTATCAATCAGAAGTGTTCTATCATATGGTGTTAGATCATAGGCCAAACATCTGGTAGAATTAATAAATGGCACTAACTTAGATTCTACACCGTCATTGAGCTTTCTAGTATTATCTGTAACCACCCTGGGGGTCAAAATGATCTTATCAAATACAGCTTCGGCTCGATCTATAATCCCAGATTCTTTCATCCAATCTTTTGTTTCTCGATCTGTAATCAACGATACCGGAACATCAAGAAATTTCTTGGCCAAACTGCCAGCAATGATCGATAATAGAGCGTAGTCAACTTCTCTATTATTATGGGCAAACAATAACACACCTCGAGTCATAGATCTACCAATTTTTCTACTGTTCTACTTTTACGAATCTTTTCATATTCTTGATAATATTCGTTAGTTGACGTAAAATATCTATCCAGGATTTCGTCTCTAAACATTAGAAGATCTTCGATTAATACAGGATTTTCGTTGATATCTAAAAGAACTACATCTTTAATTCTTTCCTGATCAATTAAAAATTGAATAAAGCAAATTAAATTACGGTCAATTTTAAAAATACCGCCGGAGTAACCAAAAGTCAATCTTGCGTCGACTTTTTCTTTGAGTATCTTGCGCTGAACTGCAAGTGTTTGTTTATAATTAGAAAATTCTAATGCTTTATTAAGCAGAGTGTCCATATGATCTCCATTAACTGTGTAGTTTATTTATAGACCACTACGGAGATCAGAAAAAAATGTGACTATTTAAATTTAGACGTAAATGGTATACGAAAGATAAATTTCTCCCCTAGCACCCGAACCTCCCGACCCTTGTAGACCATCGTTTCGACCGCCATTGCCGCCGCCGCCTCCAGATCCCGGTCCAGAACCATTTGCACCATTTCTGATAGAAGCTGATGCAGAACCTGTGCTAACTCCCGGACCTCCACTTCCTCCACTACTATACCCCGACACACCACCGCCGGAGCCGCCAGACATGACATTTTGTGTTCTGGTATTTTCTCTACGAATCTCCCCGTTTTCACCAGACGTGCCGCCCGGGCCTGCAGGACCGCCCTGATTATAATGGCTACTACCTACCCCTCCAGGTGACGGAGACCCACCTGCTGCAACAATCGAACCAAAAAAGGTATTGCCTCCGGCGCCGCCTTGCGCTCCACCAGGACTAGTCGATACTGCTCCAGACCCACCACTGCCTGTTGAATATCGTATTCTGCTTCCCGGGACTACCGATAAAGTTCCGGTAACAATTCCGCCTGAGCCGCCGCCACCGCCTCCAGAAAGATATGGATTACCCTCGCTGCCCGACGAGCCACCGGCGCCACCACCAATACAGATAACTTCTACAGATGTTACTTCTTCCGGTACTGTCCAATAAGGGAAAGATCCTCCAAAAATTCCGCCGCCTGACGAAGTTAATGTCACATTCACTGTACGAGCAGTCCTCCTCGGGGGGTCGGGAGGTGGTTCAGGGGCAGGAACTATAACCGGTGGAGGTGGTGGTGGAGGTGGTGGTGGAGGTGGTGGTGGAGGTGGTGGTGGAGGTGGCACATAAATCGAATCAACAGTAAATGTTACACTCTTAGTAACAACACCCGCGGCACCAATAGCTGTAATAATATATTGATAACTGTTTGCTAAATTTGGCGACAACGTTTCATTACCTGACGGTATTTTATAAGTGATATTAGTAGCAGGTACTATATTTGTGAGATTTTCGCTGTTCGAATATAATACCGTAGCATTGCTTACAATAAATGACATAGTCACTGACTGGCCAACCGTCATTGAAGTTCTCGATGCAGTGAGAGTTAAAGTCGGCGGAGGAGGCAAAGGCGGAGTTGTAGATGAATCCACAATCCTCACAGCAGCGGTTACCGAAGGAATATCTGTTAATCTCATTGTTAACAGTTCTTCGCCTTCGGTGGTCTCGTCTCTAGAAATAGTAAATGTCCGTGTTGCTATTCCTCCAGATACTGTAAAATTGCCAGTCAGAGGTGCATTATTAATATCTGCAGAATTGATTCCGGTTATAGTGTATGGAATCAACGAATCATCTGCTACACCTGTAGTTCTAAGAGTAAACGTCACAGAACTGCCTTCACTTACTGTATCTGTCGGCAATACTGACAATGTGTAAATCGGAACTATCGGTATCACTGGCGGTACTGTAACTACGATGGTCTTGTCCTGACTCGTCGAGCCTAGACTGTTTGATGCAACTAATCTATAAGTTTTTGTTTCAGATCCTATTAGGTCTAAACTACCCGATTGAGCAGAAAATGGCCCCGAGCTTTGCACCCTGCCGTATCCTTCTATATAGGTATAAATTGAATTTCTAGTCCTCCATTCGAGTCTAGCAATATTTCCAAAGCTAACAGGATTAGGAGTTGCATATAAACTCCGTATAACAGGAAAAGGTAGAAAGAGATTAGGAACAAAATTAGATATTATAACACTACTAGGACCCGCTATAGAAAAAGAATTAGGAATCAATGCAGGAAATAGCGTGCCGGTTGCTCGATATTGACCAACTGTCACTGATATTCGACCTGCTACAAGATCGGGATTCACTGTGTCATCAACATCAGTATATGCATCATTGAGCGTAAAAGTAAAAATTAGAACCGTTGCACCGCCATTTGAGTTATTAGATACATTAGATCTAACGTTACATATTAAAGAATTTTGATTATAAATTCCCCCTCGAGAATATCGAAAAAATATCTGATCTCGATCAGTAAGTTCATAAAAACTCACTTCAAGTGTAGTACCACCGAATAGTATATTTCCAGTGCTAGCAGTTAGTGTTTCCCACGATCTACTCTGAGGAGATCCTAAAGTATCATCGAATCCAACAGAGAATTTAAGTTTACTACCACTATTAAAATAATGCCTTGCTCTTTCTGCTGTTGAAAATTCTACAGTAATAACAATCTCAACCCCAATGCTAAAGGATACATCTTGAACTTTATTAGTAATGGTTTCGATAGCATATTGTCCGTCTGCGACATTAAATCTATTTCTCTGTGCTAGCAACGCAAGATCCATGTATCGATAGTTAGGTTGTTGATCTCCGTATTCGATTATATCGCCTAACTCAGGTGCAGGGAGAGAAGGTATAGCGCCAGTTTGGTGTATCAGTGCATTAACAATATCATATCTCAAAGCATCCCATTGCGATTTGGTAATAAAATTTCCAACTGCCACGTTACTAGCATTGACAGGCTGACCATATCCATAGGTTCCCTGACCCACTGAAAGAACCTTTATGATTTCTTGTCTTATATCATTATAATCGGGAACTCTGATTATGTCTTTACTGGCCATATATCCATACCTATGCTATCACACTCGGAGTTGTATATGTGGGACTTGTAATCGCAAACGAATTTGCAATAAGATTTGGATATAACGCTCCTGTGGCTCTTAACTGACTTATATTTAATGTCATAGATCCTTGTACTAGGTCACCCGGTGGTGGTTCTCCCGGATCAGTATAAGAGTCGATCCAAGTCGAAGTAAAAGTTATTTCTGTTGCAGTACCTGTGCTGTTATTAGACACATTGCATCTTGCCTGCAAACGCCAGGTATTCATAGAATAAGTTCCAGACGAACCTTGAGAATAAAAAGTCTGGTCGCTGCTGGTAAGACTATAGAAATTCACCGCTGGAATATTTCCGCCAAAACTTATAGTTCCTAGGTTATTAAGAATAGTAGTCCAGCCACTACTTTGACTAGTGCCCAGTGTATCAACAAACTGCGAGGAAAATCTTATTTTACATCCGCTATTAAAAAAATACCTAGCTTGATTAGAATCGCTAAATCTAACAGTAAAAGAAGTACTGATACTAGAAGAAAAACTTACACTATTGGTTTTTGAAGTTTTAGATTCTACGGCATATTGCCCTGAACCAATATCAAATCTGTTTGTATTTGCCTGATTCGATAATGTCAGGTATTGAAAATTAGGCTGAGATGCCGAAAATCGTAAAAGATCTCCTATCGCCGGAACTGTTATCGACGGTACTGATCCAGTTTGATGAACAATGGCATTGACTATATCAAATCTTAAGTTATCCCACTGTGTTTTACTAACATAATTACCTGTTGTGACCTCTGTTGAATTTAAATTTTGTCCATAACCTACTGTAGAAGATCCGTTACTCATCACCGGAGCTATTACATTTCTTATATCATTATAGTCTGGAACTCTTATTAGATCATTTACGGCCATGTTATCACCCTTAGTTTATTTAAGTGATTATGAACCACTGAATGACGATAACGAGTACCCGGGATCTATGATTGAAAAACTTCCGGTCGGCAATAGAGTTCCGGCCGCTTTGACCTGTTCAACAGTCAAAGTCAATATTCCGTCGACACTATCACCAGGGGGAGTTTCCGGCTGTGTATCGACATATAAATCATTGTAGGAAATAGTAAAATAAACTACTGTTGCGCCGCCACCGGAGTTATTGGTTATGTTACATCGTGCAGATATTTTATAATTATTCGATGCATAAGACGACGTTGAAGAATAATTAAAACATATTTGATCAGAACTGGTGAGATTGTAAAAACCAATAGTTGGCGTTGTTGCACCAAACTCTAATACACCTGCACTACTCAATATGTTGGTCCAAGATTGATTCTGTTGTGTTTGAGATCCGCCTGTCCTAGTACTAGTAAATCTTATTTTACCCCCAGAATTAAAAAAATACCTCGCACTTTGGGAAGTAGAAAATGTAACTACTAAAGTAATAGTCTGAAAAGAACTCCAAGTAACAGATGTCGACCGAGATGTTGCAGACGATATTATAAATTGACCCGTACCTAATCTAAATCGTTCATTTCTACTTAGTCCAGCTAACGTATCATATTGATAGTTCGGGCTCGATGCCCCATATCTAATAGGATCTGTGGTTTGTATCTGTACTATAGACGGAATTTCACCGGTCTGGTGTATTCTTGCATTTATGATATCAAATCTTAGATTATCCCACTGTTCCTTGGTAATGCGCTCAGTGGGCACAACTGATGCACTTTGTACATTCTGACCATAACCAAAGTTGCCAGATCCGGCACCTATAACATCGATAATTTTATTCCTAATGGTATTATAATCACCGTTAGATATAATGTCTCCATTTGTTGCCATATTATAATACCAATGCTTCGACGAGTTTCATACTGTTTTCATTATTCGTCTCTAATGCGATTGCAAATACATCAGCATTAAAATTCTGTCTTACTTGAGCTGTTCCTTCCGGACCGGCAACTAGCCGCTGTCCTTTGACCACAGGACCAGTGACCTTAACAGGAACTCGGCCTTTTAATGCTATATATGTCCCGCCTTCTAGGTCTTGATTCATCATAAATGCAGGATTTGCACTAACCACACCAATTGCTCTATCACCTTGTGTACAAGCGGTAACTTCTTTATCTCCGCCAATCGTAACTACTGTCCCGGTTTCATACTCTCTATCTGTAAGATATTTTTCAGCAAGATCCGCATACCTAGCAGCCGTCGCAGTTCCATTAAAAATATCAGCGAACAGATGTCCGCTGGCATCTCTTGCAGCTATAGAGCTAGGCGTTGCGGTTGTTTTTGCACTTCTGTAATTTGGATCTGTGTCAGAAGCTGTGTTATCAATTTTTAATCGATTTGATTGCGATGCTGTTCCTAAGAAAGCCGAGGCTGTTATATTACCAGACCCATCTCGAACTGCTACTGTATTGATCGTCGAAGCTGTATCTGGAAGATATGTTGCCAATCTTGATGCAGTTGTGGCCGATCCGGTTACATCGCCGATTAAATCTCCGTAGACCAAAGAACGAGAAGTAATACTTCCAAGAGTTCCAAAAAATGTCTTAGTAGATTTTTCAAAAGCCACAGAGTCATCACTAGCTCGAAGATTACCTTTTAAATACGAGTTCGAAGCCGACAAATTGATCGCAGTAGCAGTAATATTAATTGCATTTAGATTGCCGTTGAAAGAGTCTGCATGAATCGCTAACCATTTGTTATTCGAATCGCCTAGATAATACTGACTAGTTCCTGCAGGATATAGCCCAGTACTTCTTAACTTCATCACATTGGCCTTTACAACATCACTGACCTGCACTCTGAAAGTTAACGGTTCATCTCGTCGGGTTTGACTTATGACTAACTGATCTTCATCTCTTAGCGAGTCAACTTCGGTAGAATCTCTAGTTTCTACGAAAATATGCAGATCTCGATCATCGCCTAATCTCAGTCCCGAATCTGAAAAATTTACAACTCCTGTAAAATTTGTATTATCGATAGTCAGAAAATTTGAAGCATCAATACCTCCAAGTTTTAACGAGTTAGAAGCTGTGCCCCAAAAATTATACGCACTACTAAGCGCAGTAACTCCGGTAATATCATTGGTATTGATTAAAGTGATACCCTTCTTTATTTTTGTAAAACCTGGAATAGCACTCGTTGAATTCAATATAAAATCTGCATTAGAACTAATTGTTGCAACTACCGTATCTGCCGATACTAGCTTAACAATACTCCAAGGTGTTCCATTGGTATCCTGAACTACTGCGCCAACTGCCGAACTATTGCCAAATTCCGGTGCTGCCGCTGGTCCAATTAAGATATACTCAGTGCCAGACCAGGCTTTAAGTTGAGAAGTATTAGTATCAAACCAAAAATCTCCAACGGATTGATTAGTAGGAGGATCAATACCAACTTCTGCTGCACTGGCTTTAAATTGAGTACCGTCAAAAAATCTTAATTTTTTATTACCGCTGTCATACCAAATTTGTCCCGGAATTCGCTTGGGCGGTTGAGTAGTATTTGCAAAATTTTCTAAAAGATGAAGAAAATTTTCATTTTGTACTTCCCCATAACCAGCATAATTTTTTCCAACAAACCGTAGGTCGGTGGTATTATCTATGGTCCCGTCTGCTACTGATACAAGAAAAGTACCATTAAATTTATCTACTTGATATGCCATTTACCTGCTCCAGATTATCACTATATTTATTTTATAATCGACCTACGACTACTTCAATAACACCTTCAACACCGTTGAACGATTCTAGGGCTTTGCCTAGAATCGTTCCAATTTGAGGAGATCGACAAGCCCTTGCAAAACCGCTTCCAGCGCTGATTAACATATCCCCTTTTTCGATTTTACCCCTAACTCTACAAGGAGTTCTACCCTGTAAAGCTATCGCTGCTATATATTCGCCCTTACAATCTTTGTTCATGAGATACGCAGGGTTAGTTGTGACAACTCCTGCCACTCTAGTAGTCCCGTCCGACGCTAGAGTGACTTCAAAATTACCACCGAATTCCAATACTGTACCCGGAATATAATCGTCATCTGCTACATAATTTTCAGCTAAATCGGCATATCTTGCCGATGTTGCCGTGCCTACAAATGAACCAGTTGTAACAAAATTATTAGTACCGAGATCCAGCGGTTTGTTTAGAGTCATCTTATCACCAGTGGAGCTGTAAAGCAATCTAACATTAGCGCCGTTGATGATAATCCCGGCGCCGTCTGCTATCTGTTGAGTGGTCGAATCATTAGCAATAGTCAATGTCTTATCATCAATAGCCACTTCGATAGAATTAACTGTTGTGGTGGTCCCATTTACAGTAAGATCGCCATTGACAATTAAATTGCTGCCCATCGTGATGTTATTGTTCGAAGCTGTGCTATTGATTTCCTCAGTGGCTAATATCGGAGTCGATGTGTTATTTGCATAAATTTTGTTAAACCTTCTATAAAAAGATCCAAGATTTATTCCAGAATTTATAGCAGGCGAAATTAGCGCACGACGTTCTGCTCCTAGAGATTCAGCTGTAAGACCATTAACAAAAAATAAATCAGTGACTCCTTGCGGAATTGATTCGTCTTTCACTCGTATGTTTATACCATTAGTATTTTCCGTTTCAACAAATACTTTATTTTCTAATAGATTGTGATATAACTTTAATTGTGTATCTTCTATAGAGACTCCTGCAGATAAAGTATTCAAGGAATTCAAGGTCCCTACTGTGGTAAGATTTGATTCTATCACAGTGGCCGATAATCTAAATCCAGTCAATGTTGATGCAGCGGCAGGTACAGTTATATCTTGCGTACCATCGAAAAGAACATTGTTAATATTTCTTCCAGTTTCTAATCTAGTAGCAGTGGATGCATTACCTACTAAGTTTGCTCCTTTGAACAAATTAGCTTCAATGACATCAAAATTGCTAGTACCCGATTCGTGCGTTGTCGAGCCGATATGATTCCCGACAATGTTAGCAGTAATGGTGCCAGCTTGAAAATTGCCGGAAGCGTCTCTTGATACAATTTTACCAATCGAATTTGAAGAAGATGCGTTAACTGACCAAGTTGTTGTATCCGATCCGTCAAAGTCATTTCCTACTATAAAATCTCCCGCTTTTAAAGACTTAGTAGTAGAAGACTTTATTACAATATTTCTAGTACCATCAAACGGTACTCCGTTGATAGATCTTGCAGTTTCTAAATTAGAAGCAGACGAAGCATTACCAATTAAGGGACCTTTAAATTGATAACCTTGTAAGAGATTTATACCTTTTAATAATGTATTAAATCCATCTATAGGAGTCGAATCCGATAATACAAATTCTATCTTTGAAATTACTCCTATTACCGTATCGTCAATTTTAATAAGAATAACAGCATGATCAACATTGATTCGATCTTTAACAACTACAGATTCAAGTTTTGTTATACCAAATCCTTCTGCAACTTCCGGACCAATTAAATTCCAACCATTGTGCTGAATAAACAATTGATTAGTAGCAGTGTTTAACCAGATAGCTCCTTGAGTAGCATCCGGCGCTGTACTCGATACATCTGCCGATGCTGCCGATCTCCAAGAATCACCACTATATAAGTTTAAAGTTTTTGTTGTGGTATTATACCATAATTGACCCGAAATAGGTCGAACTGGTGGATTAGAATTAGCAAAATTTTCTAACAAAAATAAAAAATTTTCATTTTGTATTTCGCCATATCCTGTATAATTTCTACCGACTAAATTTATACTAGTGGTATTGTCGAGTGTCGCATCGTCTATTACTACTAACTGCGAACCGCTGTATCGATTGATTACATAAGACATTTATTGCTCCCGATTATGACACAAATGACCAAACACCGGCGCCGCTGGCACCGACAAGTCTGAAAGTTTTAACAACCCTAAACACCGATATCGCCGGGGCAGGTATAGTTGCGGTAGAAAATGCTACATTACTAATGCCAAATGCTGTACCGCCCGGTACTGTAGATCCCGGAGCATCTGGTGTTATAAACTCAGTTGTACCAGTGGTTAAATAGGGATTTATATTCAGCGGACTTGTGGAGTTGGCCAACGATGTACATAATATTCTAGCCGTAGTACCGATTCTATATTCAGCCGGAGGTGCTAATTGGGTTAAAAATGCTGCAATGCCGCTGTTGGATATTGCATCCGAAATGTCCATGCTAAACACAAGACTTTTCGAATCAACAGTGCGGTCTACATACTCTCGTGTAGCTGCATATTGCTTGTAATCAACGCCGCTTGGGGGATCTGCTAATCCCGTAATATACGGACTACCTACAAGAACTACATTCCCGTTACCATTTGGAGCGATTTCTAGATCTTGATCTGTAAGCAATGTGCTTATTCTATTATCTCGAAGCCTCATATATGGCGTTGGGGGATTGCCAGACCCCGGAGGTAATGTAGGACCAATAGTCAGGGTCGTTTGTGTACCAAATGATGTTACACCAGGAATACTTGTAATCGACGAACCCAAAGAGTTAGCAGTAATAACTTCAACTACCTGTCCAAATGCGTTCTTAATTCTTAAAGATTTACCGATTTCTAATACTAAATGCTCTGTGCTAACCCAAGCAGCTTCTGACCTATTCCATAAAAGTTCATGATCCGAACTGCCTTTGAGTATTATGCCACCGCCATCGGCATACGTGTCGTTGTTAGAACTAGAATCTCCTAGATTACCTAACACAATATTTTTGTCTTCTATTGTCAATACAGAAGTGTTAACAGTAGTCATGTCACCATTAACTGTTAGATCCCCGTTAACTGTTAGATCCCCACCTAGTATAACTGTACTGTTTGGGTTATTTCCATATACAAGTAAACGTTGAGTGGCCGAGAGTATACTGATTGCATCGTCAACGGCTGCTCCTCTTTTTACCTTGACAACTATATTTTTATTCTCGGCATCGTTTTGTATTTGGATGTTTCCATCAACGACAACAATTTGAGCCTGCTGACTATCACCGATTAGCAAGCCATTATTAGATGTTATAGTTAACTGTCCGTTAATAATATTATCTGTATTTCTTTTAACATAATTAGATGCAGGTTCATTTCCTAAATTTTCTGCATTGGTTGAAGTTACATCAAATTTAAATCCAGATATAGTTCCTTGATTAAATCCCGGAATAACCTGTTTACCTGGAGAACCAAATCCTGCTATTGCTAATTTTATCTGGAAAGAATCTCTAGAAAAAATTCCTAACAATTCACCACTGTCATAGAGTTTAGTAATTACTCGAGTTTGATTTTGAGTATCTAATACGCTGTCAACACGCAGACCACTTAATCCCTGTGTCTGCGTATATGCGGGCGCCAATAAAATTGTGTTAGTTCCGTCGAAGAAATATAACTGGCGGTCGACATCATTAAACCATAAATCCCCAACTCCCAGATTAATGGGCTGTGTACTAGATATTGTAGCAGAGCTTACAGGACGAAATTGTGATCCAGAATAAACTTTAAGTTTAAGTTCGTTAGAATCAAACCAAATTTGTCCTTTGATCGGATTTTTAGGTTCGGATGTATCGGAAAAATTCTCTAATAATTTTATTAGATTTTCGTTAAGAAATTCACCAAATCCACTATAATTTTTACCAATTAATGTTAGATCGGTGGAGAGCTGATCCACTTGGCCGTCTGCCACTGTAGCAACTACCGACCCGTCTGTTTTGTTTACAATATATGACATTTATTATTCCATTAGAATGCGGGTGGCCCGCTATGAATGATGTAGTTGATTGTCAGGAAAGGATTCAGAGTACTCAACGGTTGGCCCAGGCTAACTGTAGTTTTAACACCGCCGGAAGTATTCAGATACTGTGCTTGACCGGGCGCAGTGGGTCCTAGCCCCGGCCCTGGTGCAGCTCCTGCAACTACTGCAGTATCTACTCGTATTAAATTAAATTGTCTGTCGCTATTCGGAGGTGTCAATGTATGCTCATGATCAGGAAGATTTCCCACAGCTAATTGAGTACTAACAGCACCGGCAGAGGCACCAAGAGTCGATCCTTCTGCCCCAGGCACCCTACCGGCGGCGCCGCCGCCGGAATCGACTGGACGACCGGTTGTCGTAGGAACAGTTTCTCCGTTATCCATATTATCTTTACCTAATGCAAATCGACCTCTTAAATCAGGTAATTTAAAAGTATTAACCCCCAACACAGTTGCACCATAAACATTTCCGATAATATCAAATAATTTACTATATTTGGCTTTTTCAACTTCTGCACCATCACACAACAGATATCCATAAGGAACGTTAATTCCAGCGTATGGCATAATTGCACCTATAGGAACTGCAAGATCAGAAACAAATACATCCCTAGATTCCTTTACCAGACCCAACCCAGATCTAAAAACAAGAACGAAATCATCTTCAGTTGATAAGTTAGGGAAAGGTTCTTCCTTGTTACTAATAATTTCAGATGTTAGAGAAGTTGTAAATTGTTTTGTAGCTCCTCCGACTGCTCCATCAAATGAAACAACATTAGATGTCACATCGCCTAATAATTGAAAAGTGGATACTTGTCGTAGATTAGTTGCTGTTCGTGCATTACCGGATACATCACCGACTAATACCCCCTCAAGATAATCCGACTTTACTGTTTTAACAAATATATTATTAAATTTCTTTGACGCTGAACCTATATTTTGAACTTCTGTGTCCGCTGGGAATATATTTTTAACATAAGAATCACCCCGAACTTGCAGTTCAGTGCCAACAATAAGGTTTCTAGAAATTGCGACGCCACCAGCTGTTCGTATAGAACCATTTTCTAAGTTGGTACTAATTTCATTATTAGTAACAATAATACTGCCCGTGACTGCAACATTTCCGTCTATATCTAATTCTTGTTGAGGACTGGCAACATTAATTCCTACTTTATCTCCTAAAATTCTCAATGTTGTATATTGTTCATTATTTCTGTTAACATCAAAATCGATACTACTTCCAGCTGTTGCGTTATATATTTTAGAAGATGTATTAGAATTAGATAATTTAAAAGTGCCATCTACACCTAGTGTTAATCCAGAGTTATTTCTGATAGAGATACCGTACTCTGTAGTATTTGGTTTGTCTGATCGCAAAAATTTTGCAGCTGGGACCGCGATACCTGCATCATTTAAACCCTCCGCACTTGATGCAATTCCATAAATTACCGGCGATAAGCCACCGTCAAAATTATTGGCTAGAGAAGTGTCATCCGGTTGCGTAACATTAACCCCGGATCTAATATAATTAAACCCAGAAATAGTAACCTTAGGAGTAAAACTATCCTTACTAATGATTGCAATTGGAATGTCTTCTACTAAAAATTTAACAATTCGTCTAGGCGTATTATCAGAATCATTAATAGTTTCAATTATCGGTCCTGTTCTTAGGCCTCCCTCTGAACTAAATGTTGGACCTACCAATACCCATGCAGCACCAGACCAAACATATAATTGTTGTTTTACTGTATCAACCCAGACCTCACCAACTTTATCAGCTCCCACTGAAGGTGCATTAGGACTTTTTTGAATACTCGATGCTGCTCTCCATCCGGAAAGCCCGGTGCCGTCGTTAATCATTAACGTACCAGTGCTGCTATCATACCAAAGCTGTCCCTCAACTGCGTTAACTGGCTCAGAAGGACTTGCAAAATTTTCTAAAAGATGAAGAAAATTTTCTGCAATGATACGCCCATACCCAGTGACGTTTCTACCAGGCAATACTAAACTAGTGTCTGTGTTGGATGTATTGTCTTCTACCCGAATTGGTGTTTTAGTATTAACATCGCTGTAATTTACATTATACGCCATCTTTATGCCTCACTAAAACTTGTCAAACTTTGGACTCTGATTGTATAATCAATTTGCAAGAGTCTGTTCAATGACTTCTGCACTGGATGAAAAATTACATGTGTTAATAACTTACCAACTCCCGAGCCACTATACTCTCTAAGTCCCAATTCGTCAAAGACAAAATCCCCACTCATGTCCTGACTGTTGTCAAATGCTTCCTGTCCCTCAGGCTCACCATAGTCTAATAGACAACTTACAATGATATCGCTGTATGTCGCACCGCTGATATGCCTTATTTCCATTTTATTTCGTATAGGATCAGAATTAGCTGAAGAATTCTGATCAACGATTTTACTATAAGTCTGATTATATAAGCTAGAATTTGTGCCGACTGTGTTTGGAGTAAGATAGGCGATTAGACCAGTTGGATCTACCACTGTACCCCCGGTACCAAAAACCATTTGATATATAGTGCCTCGACCCTGGTTGCTTAATGCATTTACCATAGCAATGCTTATATTTTCATAATGAATAGCATTCCGCTTATCTACAAAAACTTCGTTAGATTCTGGATCAAATATTTTTATGTGACCTTCGAAGTGAAATCCCCCATCTTCGTCGGGGCGATCATTATGTATATTTTCTTGTGTATTTTGGGACATTTTTGACTCTTCTTTTTCCATATCGTATTTATTATGGTAGCTCGGTGGAGTTTTTATCTATGAACTTAGCCACTGTACTGTTGTTCAGAAGCAGAGTTACTCCTGAACTAGCTGCGTTTTCGCCTCGATCATACCATAATCTCCCCATACGTCTTATCACAGTTATTCTCGTACCTGCCGGAACTACACTACTTAATCTAACATAAGAAGTTATCCCGTCCACAGAAAATTCAGCCTCTATTGTAGTTTTAAGACCGGATCCCTGAGGGCCTAATGCTTCGCTATAGACATCGATAGGATCCTTTCGAAGGCGGCGGCCTCCTGCAAATACCTCAACCTGATCGCAAGCGCCGTGTGTGAGTGGAATCGTAGTTCTAAACCAATTTTCTCTATTCGCTTTTATGGGCTGAAATTCCAATGGACCTATTAATAATGTACTTCCGTCACTAACAAAGTCTGTTTTTTCCTGAGAGTCTTTGTAAGGTATTGAATTAGAAATGCCAACATTAACTATTTTAGTACCTGCCCGATAGTTTTCAGCGATTGATGTACCAAATGCTCCGCGACGCAGATTCCTTAAGATATTTCCCTGTTTACTAAAATACTGAATCCGCTCTCCCCCGATAACGACAATGCCTGGAATATTTCTTTCAGGCACAGGGTTATCTAAGTTTGTTCCATCGGAAACTTCGACCTCAGTGTCATAATATGCCAGATCTTTCGTCAGCACAACCGAATCAATTGTGAATCTCTTATAAAGATAGTTATTGGTCATGTCTTTAAAAATTTCAAAAGATCGAGGAAATCTGTATCGAATATTACCAAATTCAATAATTTCAATCGAATCTTCTAAAAGAGTCATGAAATTTAATTTCACTGTGTTTCTTAAAACATTGAAACTATATTCGACTCCCCTGATCAGTCTCCTACCATTTAAATAAACACGAATGTAATTTGTGTTTATTGCTGGCCTTTTTAAGTAATATTCTGATTTACCTCCAGAGAAAACATCGCTAATTAAATCTAAAGATGGATATTCGCTGAACCATGTAATATCAACAATATCAGTGTTAGATATTTCCACTACTGGATCGATGATAATACGATTATTACTGATAACATACTGAGATTGATTAGTAACTTCAACTTTAACTACATCGCCGAAATTTAAAATATCTTGTCTAACAATAATTTGTTTAGTGGTACCGTTGTAAATATAGGCTGTAACAAAAGGCTGTAATACAGAATTAATGAAAACCTTAATATCCACCGATGTAACTACCGATCTAGGATCAGTACCAATATCGATAGTGTTATTAGTACCATCATAAACTGCATAGTAAGTATCCACTGACTTCAATTTTCTACCGTTGAGTTCTACAATAACTGACGAATTTGCCGATCCTCTAGTTAATTCAACAAATCCTGCGATTTCAATTTCTCGACTTGAATCAGATATAATATGGCGTTGATTGTTTACCCTGATCAGTGATCGTTCACCGCTATCAGTATCTAATCCTTGGCCGAGAACTATAATTTTAATCACACTTCCTAGATCCGGAACCACTGAGAATCTTATTGCAGTGAGGTCTGGGTCGATTGAGATTTGCAATTCTTCCGAAATCAAAGTACTACTCACGAACCCAGTGTTGACATCTCGACCATTGACAGTGACCACAACATCGGTCGTTTGATCAATTAAACTCTTTGTTAGATAAAATGTTGTTTCGCCATCGGATATCACTGTCTGATAGTCTAAAATTGCAATTCCGCCAAGGCCAATGCCTGTAATTTCGATAATTGAACCCTGGTCAGGGACCACACCAAATTGAATTTGATTAGTATTAAAATCAATAGAATAATCAACGGCGCTGTCATGTGCATAATTTTTTCTGATACCGTCGACATATACAAAGACGTTATCACTATTAAAAATTTCCACACCTATATCATATTTTGCAGTGCTGCCATCCGAAATATATCTATATCCATTAATCATCGACGACCCTGTAGTCGAAACTTGAAAAACTTTAATACTCATACTTTCTAGTATCTGCCCAGGAATATTTTCCTCTGGAGCAGGAACATGTTCCGGTGAAACAAATTTACCACCATTAATAATAATTTCTTCAGCAGTTATTCCATTAGCATTAGAGAACATACCACCGTATTGCTCTAATCCTCCTCCGACTATTTGTGTATCAAGAATGTTGATATCATCAATGATTACCGAACCGTCACTTTCAAAATTTCTAAAAATTAATGTATCGCCGTCGTTGACATGTATGTAATCATGTATTTGATAGGTCTTAGTTGACCCGTCACCTACAATCGTAGGCATCACTGTGCCCAATACAGGAATAGCTCGACCATTGGCTAATATTGTAGATCCGTCATATTGATCAAAATACGGATCATCAATTCTTACCTGTCTTGCAGAACCCATACGTTTGATGTAAACGCTGATTAATTGACCAGACAACGGAGCTTCTGGCAATGTAATTTCCCCTATGCTGCCATCTGCAACAATATAAAAATCCCCAGAAGATGCCACGCTATCCCACCCATCTGAGAACCAAGGTAATGCATCCCATCCACCGGTTACTTCAAATATATTACCCTGAACTTGAATTCCTCCAAAGTCAATGCCCGTCATCAATTGAGTTAGATCATTCCCTAACATACCAGTATCAGGTGCATAATAATTGTCAATCCTATTAATCGAATCTAATAATTGATCATTTATAATATATTCTACTAAAAATTCATCACCGACAGCAGGTAGTGTCTTTAAAATTAGTTTTCCCTTAAGCAGTGAATAACCGTCTATTAATTGTGTATATAGGTTTATCGAATATTCGCTTCTTGATAAAATTTGAGAATTTTTATAAACTTTAAATTTAGTTGTATCCCACGAGGGTGCATATTTCAAAACATAAACCAGTGTTCGAGGATCAGAAACAATAGTCTCTGACCGCTTAAAATTGGTATAATATCCTACTTTATTTGTTCTGTCGAATTTTAACGAAATATCAAAGCTTCGTATTTTTGAATCGCCTAGTACCGAAACAGCCTTGGCAATATTCTGACTTGATCCGTTTCCACCAACTAATGTCACAGTCGGAGTTGATGTATAGCCGTACCCTCCCGAAATTACGGATATTCCGCTAACTCGACCATTAGAAATAAACGCTTTGGCTTCGGCTCCAACACCTGTACCTTCGATCATCACTTTCGGCGGCGACTGATAATCCGATCCGGGATACGAAACTAAAATTTCCACTATACTATATCCCTGAGCATTTATCCAGTATTTTCTAATATCATCATTGACTAATTGATTATTAGATTTTGTTGGAAGAATTTTCTGTTCATCTGTGTCGTAATACGGAGGAAGATCAAAATCAGTTAAATTAGTTCCTGTAGATTCTATAGTATTGTATCGACTGACATATTCTCTAAATGTTGTCCTATATGGTTTAATTTCTTTTAGAAAATCTTGAAAAGCTATTAGATTATCGTTTTTATAAGTAGGACGTTGTTCAAATTTTCCAACATTATGAATAACATTTACAAAACTAGTTTTAAAAGCCCAATCAACCGAAGACTGCTCAGCAAAAACATATTTTATAGAACTAAAGAACAATTTGTTCCACTCGACTGCTAAATCTCCAACAAATATGTCTTCTTTGATTGCCTTTAATAAATTTCTTAATTCTCTTGCAGGATTTGCATCATAGAGATTATCATCATACGATGATACCGCATCAAACCCTAACGAAGAGACTGTGTTATCATATAACGCAGTAGTTAATTGAAGAGTTCCGTTTTCTCTTCCAACCAGAGAATAATTTCCATCAACTTCACCGACTCCTGGTTGAGTTCGTTCAAATATTGCCCAGCCACCAGATCCATATTCTTGAATCTTAATTAGATCCCCCGAATCGCTTTCAGCAGACGATAATTCGTAGAATTGAGACAACTGCAATTTTATTTTACTGTTTTTAGAATATCCAGATTTCCACCAATCAACATAATTCCAATATTTTGAGTTATCATAGGCTTGAGTTCTACTCCTATAGAATTTTTTCCTGACATCGTCCCAGCTATATACACTCCAAAATCCGTTAACTGTCTCGTCAATACGAACTAACACAGAAAAACTTCTAATGTTAACCAACGCAGCATCATATTTTTTACCACGTGTTAATACTTGAACCGAAACAATTCTGCCTTGGGAATCTTTCTGTACTTCAGCAGTGGCCCCTGTCCCGTTACCTGTTATAGTGATATATGGAAGTTTTTGATATCCAAATCCAGGTTCTATTATGTCAATGGTGTCAATTTCTCCATTGATTATGTTTGCTTTTAATTTTGCAGTTTTAATCCTGGTTGGGAAAAACCCTCCAAGTACATCCTCTAACTGTGATAGCTGTCCTAAAGAGTCAACTATTAAATCATAAGTATTTAAAATCTCTGCAGGAGCAGCTTCTTTTTCGTTAAATTTGTCCAATACATAAGAATCAACCAAAGGTAATTGTAATATTACAGAATTTATCTGAGAAACAACCTGTTTTAATGCTTCAAATCTATCAATAAACATCGATTGACGAGGTCTAACAGATATCCCATAACGCTGTCTCGGATGTAAATTGATATCCGGAACAGTATTAGCTAGAATATCAAATCCCACAAGACTGTCGATCCATTTGTTTTCAAGAGTAGACGACGGCAAACTATCAACCACACCTTCAGTTAATAATTGATATTCTCTATGTGTTGGCACTAGGGCACCGCTATCAGTAAAATATTCTATGTTCACCGACACAGTGTCAACAGATATCGCCTCGTAACAATTTGATAATAATATTTTGTTAGAGTCGATAAAACTTATCATAGGCAAATTAGCCAACATAGGATTGGTTATATTACTAGCTATTTCAGCTGCTGAAATTTTTCTTGCTTGTACATTATCGGGCACTAAAGTCGTCGACTTAACCCAATAATAATATTTTGTACCGGTACTTAATCCAGTAGTTGGATTGTACAAGACTTTAATACAATACACGTTATCATTAGGGTACAATGGTTGACCGGATATCTGTTCAGCTAGACCTTCGGCTGTATCCGCTAAAGCACTCCACTCCGAAGGAAGTAACACAGTCTCTATCCATTCATAGATATCAATGCTAGCACCAGGTGCTAGTTTATTCCAGCTCCCAATGCGGTGAGTTATATCACCCTGCTCATGATATAACCATTTTGCAGTGCTTAAATCCCACCATAGTTTCCCAACATTTTTATCAAACCATGCTATATCTGGATCTACAACCACTTGGTCTGTACCTGTAGTATATACCGCAGGATCGTAGGGAGTCTTAAAACTAATATTTTCTTCTATCGATCCTATTATTTTCATTTTAGCATGATCGATCACTTCAACATCGGTAATTTTTTTACCTGTCTGCGGATTCAACAAAATCACACTTTTAATTTTATCAATGTCAGTCAAAGGCAATTGTTCAGATAAAATAGTCAACGATTTTATGTTCGACTGCTTTCTAAATAATCGCACCTGTCCGGTTTCTATTCCAGACACTGGCGATTTATAAGTGGTTGACCCCACTACTACAACCGAGTTACCGGCATACAAACAGGATCCAAATGATTCTCCAATATTAAACTCAACTTCTAATTTTTCTGCCAGAAAATATTTTCCAGCAATACGTTCATACAAATACACCTGTCCAGTATATCCTATGTCGTCACTAAAATTAGTAGAATTTTTATCGAAAGATGTACCGTCTTTGAATCCTGTTATTTTTCTAGTACCTGCATTTTGTGCAGAAACAACGATAAACTCCGACGAAGGGGATATAGAAACTGCAGATCCAAAAGCTAGATTTGCTACAGTTTCATAAGATTCTAGTCTAGATTTGAGTTTCCACTGTGGATTAGATAATTTCGTTGAATTAAACACATATGCCAATCCCTGATTTTGATATTCCGAATCTGCATACGGGCTCGTGACTACTATAGTAAGACCCGAAGCATCTACAGTTACCGCATGACCAAAGTTATCACCAGTATTGATATCATTCGAAAATGTACTATCATCTATAGCATCTAATGATCTTAGATTATCTGCAGCCACCGTTTGACAAAGTTGGTATCGTTCAAATTCATCTCGTTGATAGATATATATTTTACCACAGGGCTGCCCTGTACTATCACCAACATTAACCCACGGCTGACCAGCAGGATCTTGTCCTATACTAGATTCGGCACCTTGTAATTGATAATATGTCCCTGCATAAATCACAACATCATTAAATGTATATTGTTGCTTTAAATTCCATTGCCCTCTAAATTTAGCAAAATATTGACTATCAGCATATGGAGCTCCGATAACTAATATCGATCCGTCGGCATTCATAGCTATACTTTTGCCAAACCCCTCTCCCTGTTTGGTCAATTCTTTATAATCAGTTGTGCTCAATAATCCATTGATCAATGTCGACCCGTCGTCTTCTAATAAAATATTAGTAGGCAATGAACTCTGCGTTGATACCGGATCGATAGCCACCCATTGAGTCAAATCTGTAGACAGGGTGCTTCCGTCCTTGGTACTGTCTCCGACAGCTCGCCATAGTTGATTATCTGACCAAACTATAGCTCCGGCAGGATAAGCTGTACTCCCAGTAGGATCCCAAAGTCCCATATACGCAGAATCTTCATGGTATCTCCATTTGTTATTTTTATATTTTAGTATGTAAACACGACCACGACCTTCCTGACTGCCCGGAGCCGAGACTGTCATCCAGTACTCAGTTCCTTTTTTTGATATAGCCAGAGCATGTCCAAAATACTCACTGCTATTTGGCCTAGGCGATAATATCGTTGTGGTATACGTCCAACTCTGTCCATTCCACTTATAAAGAACTATGCAGCCTTGTTCTCTAAAACTTCTATTTCTCCCCATCAATTCGTCATAAACAATGAGGTCCGTGGGCTCCCAGTCTCCGCTGGCAATGTTAATTGAGGAATCATTTTCAAAAGGATCCCCAACAATATCTTTCAATGCCTTCCAAAGTTTTCCAGCATATACCACAATGTCATCTGTGCTATAATTAATTCTAGGATTCCACTCACCTATAAAATGACTAGATACCCCAGAAGAAAGCGGTGCGCCTATAGCTAACCATTGGTTATCGGGTGAAATTGCAATCGAATCACCAAACGATCTGTTAAAAATTCTCTGCAAAGTTTCATTAAGCAATAATACTTGGCCGACATGCAATCCTAGAGAACCTTCTACATAAACTATAACCGCTCCTTGCGATGGTCGGCTTACTATAGTCTGACGTAATGCCTCAGCATATACTACACTCTTTCCAGTACGATAAGGAGTTGCTGTAGCGAAATCTGCAATTTGCTTGCTGGTATAAACTTTGTTTTTTTGATACACTTTCCAAAGATTATTATCGTCTTTGTCTAACCAGATTTTAGTTTTATTTTCTAATAACGCAACTGTTTGTTGATCTAGATCAGAGACTGTTTTAAATCTCGCAGGAGCCAATCGATAAATTCCAACTAAGGTACTATAATCAATTACCGGATCTTTATTGGCCACGGGAACTGTTATTATAATAGTTTTATAATCTACAGAATTTACTTTAAAGAAACCTTTAAGATTAATGATATCGTTAGATCCAATAATATCTCCCACTACAATGTCGTGTGGTCGATCAAATATCAAGGTTACATTAGTCTGTTGTTTGATTGCCGATATTACATTAAGTCTATCTTCTTTGTAAAATCTTAAAACATCCCAATCGGGAGATCCGAATGTTATGTAAAAATAATCATTTTGTTGAACTGGGGTAATATCAATGTTTAATATATCGTCTTTAGTTTTTACTGTATAGTTGACATGATCTAATCTAACATAACCAGCAGTTTGTAATTTGTAATCAATCCTAGAATCAATTAACCTATTATCAAACTCTCCTGTATATCTAACAAAATCGCTTTGATATAATCTTAGATATTGATCTTCATAGATTTGGTTATCTTTAACTGTATTAACAATAACCGGCTGCGGATTAATTTGTAGATCTGTTTTTGTAATGTCAAATTCAATCTGTGATAATTGGTCAACACCACCAATAGTTCCTACTCTAAATGCCCATTCTTCGTTGAGAACAATACTATCTTCTGCTACCTTTGATAGTTTATCAAAAACTTTTACAGCAGCAGACATTGTTCCTTTCTCTCGAATAAATCCCTGATACAAGTTGAACTGTGTGACATCATCCTCAGCTAAGTCCTGAAGATATGTTCTAGTTTGATAACCAATTGCATGACGACCAAGTTCTCGTTGGCTAGACGTCAACCCATCTGCATCTAAATTATAAAAATCATCAAATTGGTTTATTTTAAAATCAAAATTAGGAACAAGCCCTTTTACCGGCATGCTGTCAAGTTCTGTCCAATTTTCCGATTCAAAAGACTCAGACGATGTTTGATTTTTTTGACTGGTCCAATAATTGCTTCTATAAGAAACAATATCTCCTAATTTATAATCAACAAATGGTTGCCATGTTTGAATATTAACACCATCGAATAAGAATCCCGGACTAGTATAATCCCCATCCCAGTCGGTGGTTCTAAATCCACGAATTTTGATCCGTTCTTGTCTATATCCAGTTACTTTGTCATAAACAGTATCGTTAAAAACTGATCTATCGTCAAATATAACAACGTGTTCTTTCAGCACTAGATGCAATTTTGCAAGATAAATTCCGCTTGTGGTGTTAACGGTTTCGATTTCAAATTGCCGAAACGACCTATTAAAATTAAT